CTGCATAGCTTTCAATGTTGAATAGCTGATGATAAAATTGGGTGGTGTATACATCGGTTGCCACTCCCTCAATCTGTTTTTGCTGTTCTTGGTACAATCTTTGCAGAATGCCATCTGTTTGAGTGTACAAGGCTTGCAGGCGCGTTATTCTTGCCTTAGTGGATAAGTTAGCCACTTGAAGATTAAAAGTGCCTATGCTCTCTCTGGACAATTTCTCGAACTCTTTCAAGTTACCGCGAAACTCACGTAATTCAGCAAAGTTTAAAAGCTGTTCCGCTTCTTCCATTGAAACCTTGTTGTTTACTGCGTATTTTCCGTAAAACTTGTAAACCTCATTATTTAGGTCTTTCTTTGCCTGCTCAAATGATTTTACAAGTTCGGGTAATGCACCGTTTACGGCTGATTCCATGCGACCTATGGATTCTATTGATCTCGTTTCCCAATATGAGGGCATTAAGCATCACCGCCTACACTCGGTTTAGGTTCTGTTGGCTTTGTGGGTTCTGTTGGTACTGCCGGCGGCTCCATACTGTCCATCAAATCATTTTGTCTTTGCTCTGTTTCCTCTGCAATGGTTTCGCGCTCAGAATCAGCGTCATCGACAAGCGGATGTTTTGCCGTCTTGGTCTTTTCACTCATGACCGTGTTAGGTGTCTGTGCAATGATTGCAGAAATTTCGGTATTGTTTTGCGGTTTTGTACGTTTCCACGTTTTTATGAACTGCTTTGTTTCATCTTTTTTTAGGAAATGAAGAACTGCGGTTAAAAACTGGTCAATAGCCGCGTCAAATTCGGTCTGCATTAATCCGGATTTTTCTTCTAACTCCCCATAAAGAAAGTCAATGTATACTCCGGACTGATTACCGGCTGTTGGTGGGTTTGGATTAACGGCCTTGGCAGCTATCCAAAACTCTTTGTCAAGGGCTTCAAGGGCTTTCATACGGGCTTCATAAGGCACTTCCCCGGTTACTGGTGTAAGACTTCCCTTTTCTCCTACCGATACCCATTTTTTAGCCTTTAATGTTTGCAGCAAGTCAATTGTTTTTTCAATTTCGTTTCCATCTGCATCGTAGTCTATCTTTGACGTTTCCCCTGCATAGTTTTGAATAACCCATATGATCTCTTGCAGGTCATCAATGTCATTGATAAACCCGGACATGACTTTATCCATTGCGTCGATGATATCTTTATACATCGGCAAATCCGGTAATAGTGCGGCCTTATTGCGAAACTCTATGAAAGGGATACGCCCATATGTGTTTTTTAAGATATTGTAGCCGCCCTGTGGCAGCATTTCAAAGTCAATCTGCGGGTTTTTATTCTCTGTTGATGCCGCCGGCTTAACAAGATATGCGACTTCTTCATTATCCCAAAACTCGTACCGTGTCACAGGATTTCCTTGGTCATCAAGATATCCATACACGCGGATAAGATACTGCAATTTCTTTTTAATGCTTGATCGGTCGTATATGGGTCGCATAGTTAAAGGGTTGATATAGAAGTATTCAAACTTTTCCTTGTCCGTAACCCAATAAGCAAGCCATGCTCTGCCCGTGTTTGATGCGTCAATACCCAATTGTTTTACGACTTTGGCCCATTCCGTTCCGACCGTATCGTTTACAGATTTTAACAACTCTTTATCTCCAGGGTCTTTGTCATCAGCAGGAAATTCAAACTTAGGTGGTACGGAAAATAAGTATCCGGCCTTTTGATCGACTACTATACTGTGCCGGTTTAAGCTGATCCGGTTATCTGCAGTATGAAGTGGGTTTGAACCTTTGGCTTTTAGAAAGGCATTTACTTCATCAATTGCTGCCGCTCCTGTCTGCTTAATACGATCTTTATTGTCGTAATAGTCAAACCCTTGCTGCGCGTGTTCCGAAAACTCTGAAAATTCTTGTTCTGTATTTTGAATGAATTTTCTGATTACGTTTAAGTCCTGCAAGTTACCAGCCTCCTATCGTTAATCCTGTGCGTGGCTTATTGAACTGCTCCGCAACCCCCGTTGTTGCATCCGGCGCATCGTCGTGCTTGTTCTTACCTTCTTTTTGATACTTGAACATAGCCAAATGGTATTCTTTAAATCGTTCTTCCCATGCAGCCGGATAATACATATGATTTTCTATCCATGTTGCATTAGAAAGTATCCTTGCATCTTTGTTCTGTGATTGGTGGAAAGTTTTTATCACGCATTTGTTTGAATGATATTTTTCATTGAGTATTCGGCGAACGCTTCGGGCGAACCCTTCACCGCCATTATTTCCCTCAATTAAACATTCTCTGCAATCAGTTCTAAACAATTGCTCTGCAACTGATTTCTCGGTTGTTTCCATGCCGTCCTTGGTGTATAGCACATCCGACACGTACGCTTCGCCTGCGCTATCCCCATACACAATAGAGCAAAGATAATCCGCACCGGTGTCTGCTGTATCGATGTATGCTTTAATCTTTTTGACTTCCGGCATAATATCGTAAGTTTTGAACTTCTGATATAATCGGCCTTTAAGGTCAATCGGTATTTGCTGATAATTGGCGCTTGCGATTTCCTCACTCATAGCCATAACGTTATTCTCATAACTTCTACGGTCAAGGATATCGTTACAAAGCATCGTGCCGTCGTCTTGTAGGGCTTTTTTAATTAGCGTTCTAATCTTCTGCCCGGATGATTTAAAATGTTCTATGGCTCTGCCTGCTAGGTCCAATGAACTCCAACGAGTCATTACGATAATTATTTTTGCACCTTTTTCACGGCGGGTCAGCATCGTGTTAGTGAACCAATCCCATTGCCCTTGTAAAAGGTTCTCATTGTATGCTTCGGTTGAGTTTTTGATCAAATCATCGATTATCAGCATTGAACATCCGAAACCCGTTGCGGTACCGGTTGGAGAAGTTGCAAGATAGTTTGAGTACTGCCCTACAAGGCTCCACAAGTTCGCCGCTGCATCCCCTCGCTGTATTGTTACGTCGGGGAAGATATCGGAATAGACGATCTTTAGTGGCTCCGCTTTCTGCGTTCCTATCCCATTTCTTACTGACTTTGAAAATGTGGTTGAAAGGGTTTCGTTATATGAACCGGTCATAACCTTTTCTTTTGGGCTCTGACCGTATAACCATTGAGTAAATAAACTTAGTGTTCTTGACTTTCCATGCCTGGGCGGTTCATTTATTATTTCAACCTCATAGTCAGAAAAATAGAAACTCTGCAATTCCTCGCAAAGTTCCTTTAGGTGTGGCCTATTCGGTTGGTAGAAGTCCGGCGCCATCAATTGGCAGAAAGCCCAAAAGGATTTACGTGCATAAGCTGTCCAAAATAAGAAGTCTGCAATATTACGAATTTCCATCTGTTCTCATCTTTTCCAACTGTTCTAACGTTAACCCGTCATATGGGTTGCATACTTCAACACTTCCCATGTGGTTGATGTTCTCAATAAACGCGCCTTGCACCTTTGCCCTAAGTTCTGCGGCCTTAAGCCTATCCCTTAGCGCGGGTTTAACCTCAACCGACTCAGTCTTGCACGTAGTTGGGTTATAAATGCCCTGCTCCTCTTTTTCTTCTCCACGGACTACCCTTGTCCAAAATTCGTTTATCTCTTGCATATCGGCTATGCGTGAGGTGTCAAGCACCTTTTCACGCTCAGTTAAGTAGCTACTAAGTTTTGTTAAGTTTTGGGAACCTATCACATCAAGGTTGTTCCCTCTGTATCCTGCTCTTTTAGCAGCTTCGGCAGCGGTCAATCCTTGTTTGAAATAGTCAATCCATTTTCTTTGCTTGTCTGTCAGCTTATCGTTTTCGGCCACCGCCTTTCACTCCCTCACTAATTTATTTATATTTTGTGATTTTTGCCTTTTCCCATAACTTCTTACACCTTGGCAGCATAAGTACCGCGCTTTCTCGGCTGTCAGTCGGGCGTTATAGTACGTCAACATGGAACTAATTGATATTGTCGATAATCAATCAAAAACGCCATCAACTACCGATTTAAACGCTTCGTTTGAGATGGGCCTGTCAACATAATGCGTTGGTGTCAACCTCGGCTATTCCGCCTTTGCCAAACTGTTGTCTGACGGTCAACATAGAAAAATCCGCACACTTTATTGATGAAAACCGT